GAAGCGCATAGCGCCCTAGTTTTAGGGTGGTGATATAGTCTCATCTCATAGGGCTTGACCCTTTGCGAAAGCATGAGCAGCCGAGGAAACGGCGGTCTGGTTCTAGCGAGCCCAGGCGAAGGTAATGTCTTTGATCAAGTCGGAGCAGTTTCGGCTATCGAGAAAACAACGCGGCACCAGGATACACCAATTCAAGATACACCCCACGCGAGGCGTCAAGTTGCCCTTCGTGACTATGTATATGCAGATCTTATTGATGACGAAGATAAGATCCGTATGTTGACATCTCCGCAATCAACTTATGTTCGCGCGGGTGCTGCAGCAATGGGGCGTCGAATGGATGATACCATCATCGCGGCAGCTTTTGCAGATGCAAACACTGGCAAAGACGGCGGTACAAGCGTATCTTTTCCAGCGGCGAATGTCGTGGCACATGGCAGCACGGGCCTTAGCCTGGCAAAGCTGATTTCGGCAAAGCAAATCCTCGATGAAGGATCTGTAGACCCGAGTATCAAGCGCTTTATTGTTGTTGCGCCAAAGCAAATGTCGGATCTGCTTAATAGCACAACCGTCACTTCGGCAGACTTCAATACGGTGCGTGCTCTTGTTCAAGGTAGCGTCACGGAGTTTTGTGGGTTTACCTTTATCACAAGCAATCGCTTGGCGGTAAATGGTTCCTCGCATCGCCGGGTCATTGCGTTTGCACAAGACGGCTTAAAGCTTGCGGTTGGTATGAACCCAACAGCAAAAGTCGATGTACGGCCTGACAAGGGCTATGCCACGCAGGTTTTCTATCAACAAAGTATCGGCGCGACACGCATGCAAGAAAGCATGGTTGTTGAAGTGCCGTGCGCAGAATAGGGGGATTGACCAATGGCAACAGTATATAGTGTCCAACGGACAAACTCACGCGCAACACCAGTTGTTAAAAACCCTTCAAATAACCTGGGGGCTCGCATCCGTGTTGCTCACTCGGTTTATGAAGCGTCAAGCCTGGCATCTGGTGATGTGATTGAAATGTTCCGCTTGCCTGACGGTGCGCGGCTCATTGAAGGCAGCTTAGCGCATGACGCTCTAGGCAGCTCTACAACGCTTAGTGTCGGCCATGCAGCGTATTCTAACGCTGATGGTACTGCGGTAAGTGCAGCGGCGGCAGCATACAAAGCTGCAGCGGCGTCTACCTCTGCTCAGAAAGTCGATATTCTTGCAACCCTGGCGCTTGGTAGCGGCACGGTTCTGGATGCTGACGGTGATGGCGTAATGGTTACCGTCACGATGGGCGGCGCGGCGGGGACAGGTACAATTAATTGTACCATCAAGTACGCGACTGACTAAACAAAGGCGGGGCGGTTCGCCGCCCTTCCTTCCCCTGCCGGGCTAGGTTTCGCACTGCGAAGGCGGGGGTTTACTCTTTCTGAGGTAGGCCATGACAAGCACAGTTGATATAGCTAATTCAGCCCTAAATCTGCTCGGGGCTAGTAACATTGCGGCCTTCGATGAAAACTCAAAAGCTGCGCGGGTTATTAATCAAAAATATTCTGGCATACGTGATGACCTGTTTCGTCAACATAGCTGGAATTGCCTGGTTAGACGCACAACTCTGGCGCAATCCGCAACAACGCCTGATTTTGGATATGCTTATTATTATCCCCTGCCAACGGATCCGTATTGTTTAAGGGTGTTGGAGTTTTCAAACGGTACTATGAGCTATCCCCAGGACAATATGCACAGTCTTTCTGGTGGCCCGGTGTTTGTTGTTGAGGGTAGAAACATTGTAACCGACGAAAGCACGGCCAAAATTAAGTATATCGCCAGGATCGAGGATCCTAATGAGTATGACGCAAGCCTGATTGATACCTTATCTCAGCGCTTGGCTGCAGAAATAGCCTATACAGTTACGGGCTCGGGCTCTGTGCGCAATCAAATGCGAGCTGATTATATAGCCAAGCTAAGCCAGGCAAGAAACGTCAACGCAACAGAGGGCGCACCGCAACGCATTGAGGCCAGTGACTTCATCGAGGCGCGTATGTAATGGCAAGATCCGCTCCATCATTCTCAGCCTTTAGTGCCGGGGAAATATCGCCCTTGCTCGAGGGTAGGACGGGCCTAGAGAAATACAAAGAAGGCTTGGCAGATCTTACGAATATGATTGTTATGCCAACGGGCGGCACAAAGCGGCGTCCTGGCACAGAATATCTAGGCGAAGTTAAATCGAGCTCAGTAAAATCCAGGCTTATACCATTTCAATTTAAATCAACCGACACGTATATCTTAGAGTTTGGCGATAGTATTATGCGTGTTTATCGCAATAACGCTCAGGTACTTAACGCTACTGCCAAAACTATTACAGCGGCAACCAAGGCAAGCCCTGGCGTTATAACATCGAACAGCCACGGCTTTAGCAATGGCGATGAAATTTTTATAGAGTCAGTTGGCGGTATGACTGAGCTCAACGGTAGAAACTACCGGGTTGCCAATAGCACAACAAATACCTTCACGCTTACGGATCTATTCGATGTCGCAATAAACACAACTAGCGCCACAACATATACAAGCGGCGGCACAGCTACGGAAATATTTGAGCTGGCAACGCCATATCCAGAGGCCAAAGTGCCAGATGTGCGCTTTGTGCAGTCAGCCGATACAATGTATTTCGTGCATCCTGAGTACGCAATCCGCACCCTAACGCGCTCGGATCATAACAATTGGACTTTTGCCACGCCTTCGATTTCTGGATCTCCAAGCCCTGCGCTAAATTCTAGTGGTAATTATCCCAGCGTTGTCGCGTTCTTCGAACAGCGCTTAGTGTTTGCAAATACAACGAATAATCCGCAAACAATCTGGTTTAGCAAAAATGCCGATTATACGAATTTCACAGCAGGCACCGGCGATAATGACGCCCTGATATACACAATCGCGTCAAATACTGTGGATAGTATCCGCTATCTCGCCTCCACGCGCGTTCTGGCAATCGGCACAACGGGCGGTGAGTTTGTTTTAACGTCTACGAATGACGGGCCTGTGACGCCCACAACAACGCTTATCCGCAAATACTCGAATTATGGCACGGCAAATGTCGAGCCTGTCCAGGTCGCAGATGTGACGCTTTTTCTGCAGCGCGGTGCCAGGAAGGTCAGAGAGTTTAAGTTTGTCGGTGACGTAAATAGCAGCGGGTACGCAGCGCCCGATATGACGATCCTCGCTGAACATATTAGCCAGGGCGGTATAACGGCTTTCGCGTATCAACAAGAACCTGAGAGCATTGTATGGGCTTTGAGATCAGACGGGACGCTCCTGGGCCTCACGTATCGGCGCGAGGAGGAAGTTGTAGGATGGCATAAGCATGTCATAGGCGGCGTGTTTGGCAGCGGCCAGGCTATAGTAGAAAGTGTAGCGCCCTTGCCAACGGATAGCGGCAATGATGACCTATACCTAATTGTAAAGCGCACAATCAATTCACAGACAAAAAGATATGTCGAGGTGCTAAAACCCTTTGATTTCGGATCAGTGACAACCTCGGCTTTTTTTGTCGATAGCGGCCTGGCATATTCTGGATCTGCAGTAACGTCACTAAGTGGTCTGTATCACCTGGAAGGGCAGTCAGTTGCTATCCTGGCAAACGGCGCAACGCACCCCGACGAGACTGTATCTGGCGGCGGGATAACATTAGATTATTCTTCTACAACGGCAGCGGTGGGTTTTAGCTATACGTCTGAAATGCAGACAATGCGGATCGAATCTGGATCCGAGGACGGAACAAGCCAGGGCAAGCCTAAGCGAATACATGCCGTTACTTTAAGATTGTTTGAAACGGTTGGTATTGAGGTGGGCAATAGTTCCTCAGAAATAGATCGAATACCATTCCGCGATAGCTCGATGGCAATGGATCAAGGGATTCCGCTTTTTACAGGCGATAAAGAAATAGAGTTCCCTGGGGGGTTTGACAACGATGATCGGATTTACGTGCGGCAGTCACAGGTTTTGCCGATGACCGTGCTTGCGTTCTATCCCCGAATGAACACGTTTGACATATGAGAAAATTCCAATGAGCATTTTAAGCGCAATTTCAATCGGAACCTCTTTGATAGGCGGCCTTTCCGCACGGAGCGCGTCAAAAAAAGCGGCGGCGGCAGCGCAACGGGCTGCAGAATTTAACGCGCAAATGTTTGAAAGAGATATGGGGCTCCTTAGTAGGCAGCGCGGTATCTTAAACGGCCTATATGCAATCGACACCAAGCGAGGGAAAAAAGCTTTTGAAAGAGAGGTTCAAGGCACAGTGAGAGCGGCGGCGGGATATGCCGGTGTTGATATAGGATCTGGAACGCCTTTTGAAATCTTACGCGCCAATGCTGCAGAGTATGATTATCAAGAATCAGTAAATAAATTTAATAATGAAATCGCAAATATGCAAATCACGGACGCTATTGAGGATGCGAGGCTAAATGCTGAGCTTACGCGCATGGGCGGTGACGCCACGGCATCCGGCTTAAAGTCGCAAGGCCGAACTGCTTTGATAGGCAGTGTTGGCGATGCAGCGACATTGGGATATAATAGAGGGCTGTTCACATGAGAATACCCGTCTATAATGCTAACGCTACAGCAACCCGCGAAGCGCCAGGCCAATCATTACGTGCGCGTATGAACGCAACGCCATTTATCCAGGCAGAATTGCGCAAAGGTGAGGTGCTGCAAACAGCGGCTCAGGCAGCCGGTGAGTACGCAAACGCTCGCTATAAGGTGCAAGTCGAGAATGATCTTAATGAGGCTATACTAGGCGCTCAGGAGACGCTACGGACGCGCAGAGACGAGCTTGCCAATTCAACAGATTATAACCGTGTGCTCGATGGGGATAACCCCATTTGGAACCAAGAAACCGCGCAAATTAAAAATGAGCTAAGAAAGAAGGTCGGCAAGAACCGCTACGCTTTAACTCAGTTTGACGCTAAATTTGGGCAGTTAGAATTACAAAACAGGTTTCAATTACGCAATGACATTGACCGCAAGATAGCGGCGGTTGCTGCAGCGAACCAGGCTCAGCTTTATGTAAACGGCGAAAACACTATAGCCAATAGCAATAGCTTGTCTGAGATTGATTTCGTTATTGCCGGGGTAAAGCTTAACGGTGATCGCCTGGTGCAGCTTGGGCTTGGCAAAGGTGAGAACCTAAGCAAGCAAGAATACGCAATGGTTCTGCGCGGCACAAAAAGAGCGCTTGATAATCTTGTGAACAGTTCCGACAGCTCGGTTCTTACTGTGCATGAGATCCACAAAGCGCTGCGCGATAAAAGCACAGACGCGCCAGAGGGCGAGGGGGTAAGCCCAGAGGGTCAAAAGGTTTATCATCTTCTCAGATCTTTGAGCAAAGCAGACCAATCAAAACTTATAAAAAACGCTGGCGGCGCGTCAGAATATGTTGATGGCCCAACAATCTTTGAAAAAAACCAGCAACTAATAACTGCAGAGATAGGCAAGCAAGCCGAGGGTACACTAAACCAATATATTGATAATACTGAAAAGGGTTTTATCCCATCAGATGCAGATGTTGAGTTGCTGCAAGTGCAGCTCGATGCAGCCAGGCAATCGCAAACGCCAGCGGAATATGCAGATCTTGCGGCCAAGGTTGAGTATTTCAACACGGTCAAAGTAGCCGCTGTAGAAATGAAGGAAATGAACGGCAACGATTTAAGGGAAGAAATAGAAAAGCGCGAAATAGTAGAGAACCCAACCCAAACACAAATAGACGTATTGCAGTTTATGCGTGGTCGGCTCAATGCGCTGGATACTGCCGTCGAGAATGATCCGCTTCCCTGGGCAAATACAAACGGCGTTGTGACTTTAAATGACGTTGATTATGCAGATTTTGCCAGCGAGACTTTTGCCGCAAAGTTACAAGAGCGGATGGGTCAAAGCTTAAAAGTGCAGGGCGTTTATGAGCGCGGGGATCTAAACCTTGCGCCTGTTATTATGACCAAGGCAGAGACAGCCCAGGTTAGTCGCATGCTCAACGAAATGGGGCCAGAGCAGGATCTTGCGTTCATCAGTTCTGTGCAAGCGGCTCTCGGGCCAAATGATGCAAGGCTATTGTTTGCGCAGCTAGGCGATGAAGCTCCGCTTATGTCTTTTGTTGGCGGGTTGTATGCCAGCGGATTTGGAACAGAGGCGGCTATAGATATAGCTGCAGGGCTAGAGTTTGAGGATCAGGTAAAAATAAGCTCAATCACAAATACAGCCGGTGAGCCTATTAACCTCGATTTTATCATGGCAGATGTTTTCGCCGGGTATCCAGATACTTATCAAGCTGGTTTAGATCCTGTCATAATTCAGTCCGTAGAGGCAATTTTGACATACCGGGTCAAAAACAGACAAATAGATATTTCTCCAGAGGGAGACTTTTCCCAGGACGATCTAAGAAAAGTATTTAGCTACGTTATGGGCGGGTCAAAGGATGGCGAAACTGGCGGTATTGGTACTTTAGATAATGACAATGAATCATATTATCATCGCCCTGATGGTGTCACAGATGATCAGTTTTCAACGGCTTTAGTTAATAATCTCGGGGATCTTTTCCCAGATGGTAAAGAAAGAATTGACCAGACTTTAGATAGCAATTTCACTGTGCAAATGGTTGATCAGACAGATCAGCGCGAGCCTATCTATCAACTATATGTAACAGATGGTAGCAAGCTTGCTAATCCTTTAACAACTCAAGCTGTTGGCGTTGGTGATGATCCGTATCAATTTACCTATTCTATGCTTGTTGGTGTCGGAGTTACAAAAGAGCTTGCTGCAGAGGAAAGTGCTGCAGATGAACTTGCCGCGGAACAGGCTCGGTTAATAGCTAGTGGCAGTGAGACAAA